ATTGCGACATGTAATAAGTGTTCATTTTCCCCTCTTTAACAGTTTGGCGGAAGCTTAACACTAAATATGTTCTTCATCAATAAACATTTTTGATGAATATACAGAATATATCCCTGCAATGCATAATCCCATTAGGATACTTATGATTCCTACGATTATCAATATGGTCAATATTGTATTCATACCACATACCCCCTAGGCAAGTTTCTTGAATACCGCCCTAGTCTTTATACCTACAATGCCATCGGATGTGAGTCCCAGCTGTTTCTGAACTTCTTTGACTATGGCTGCGGTAGTTAGTGTATAGTGTCCGTCTATCTGTGTGCTGTCGGGGTTACCCTTGCTGTCTAGGAGTTTTCCAAATCTCCAGAGATACCAGAGCACCCAATTAGCATCATTTCCTAATGTACCGATTTTGCAATCGTTCGTAGGCTCTGTGAATGGGTTGTTGTCGGCTGTGATTGTTGTCGCAATCGTTTTAATGGTTTTATTCTCATACCACACGTCTAGGTCGGTGTAGCCCTTTATGCCATTAATCTTACCTTTACTTGAATACTGCCATCCACTTATGCTTATGCCTGTTGGAAGGTTCTTGGTGTCTGGCACGCTGTCGGTTATCTTCATTTCCTTAGTGCTGGGGTAGCGTGCGATCCAGAATGGTATTCCATTCAACTGACTTATATACGGCTTTATATATGACGTGTAGTATGAGGCATAGGTGTAAATGCCAAAATCCAAGCCGCCTGCATTTGCTATTGCGTAGTATTCCTTTATAATATTGACCAGCTTCTGCCCCAGTCCCCTCATACAGGTGTCCTCTAGGTCTAACCACATGAAGTCTATGCCTACCTCTTTGGCATATTTAACAAACGCCGTTGCGGCCGTTACCGCTTTTGCTGTGGTGTCCGCATATGAGTAGGTGTAACCCATATTACAGTCAATACCTGCTGCCTTGAATCCGTTTATGTGGGTGTACAGCAGTGAGTCATTTTTATTGGATTTATTGATTACCTTGGTTATGGCGAACTCTACGCCAGCTTTCTTGACTGCGTTATAGTCGCTTACCACGTTCCACTTTGCTACATCTATCCCCTTCTTCATGTGTTGTCCTCCATCTTCATTGCCTTTACAGCTGATTCTATTAATATATTCAGCTGTTCATCCGTTAGTGATATGTTCTTTGCCGTGAGCAGCTCTTTCAGGAAGTCTGTTACATAGGCCTTCTTCTCAGCCCCCGTTGATGATGTCAGTGTCTGTTGGGCTGTCAATACCGCATATTTAACCCATTTTTCTGCCACAAGCAATTGCTCTGTGCCTATTTTTTCTTTCAAATAAGGAATAGCGTATTTTGTGGCAAGCAATACAATCACCGCCACGATTAACTGGATAATGTAAAATAATATGTCATTCATCTTTCTTGTCCTCGCTTTCATCTTTTAATTTGAGCCTTTTTATAAGCGCACACATAAGAACCTCTCCGCCATATACCGTAAAATATGCGGTTATAAGGGTAGATTGCTCCACACTTGTTACTGCGGTTATTATTGTCTGCACGATTGTGAATATGGTTATCATCGCAAACGAAAATATGAGGTACTTATCTAATCCACTTAATTTGGTTTTTTGATTTTCATTATGCTTTTTGTTCATATAGACCTCCATCACACAAGGAATGAATTTTCACTTCTGCATTTCTCATAAGTCTGCTTGATGTTCTTAATTGCAAACTCCGCCTTATTATTCATGTAATTCGGGTGGCTGTTGCAATACTTCTCGTACTTATCAATATCTTCCAATATCTGATTGAAGTGTTCTTCTGTATGCTTTGTGTGGTGTCGGATTTCATCATCAAATCTAAGGATTCTGTAACGCTTGTTGGTTGCCTCGCCTTCCTCAATGGTTTCCTTAACCTCAGCATTTAACGCTCTTCCTATCGCCCTAGCTATCTTACTCCATGGGTTTACCTTTATTGGTGATATTTGAATAAGTGTTGTTATTAAGAACAAAACACCGCAGCCACCTTTAATCCAATCTTGTATGCTCATATGCCTTGTCTCCTTTTTTAGCATTAAAAAAGAGCCTTATGGCTCTAGTTCACTTTTGATTTCTCGATATTGATTCAGCACCTCGTCTGCAATGGCAATATCTTCATCAAGTTTCTTGTCTTCAAATTCCCTGTCATTTTTAAGAAGTTGCAAATCAGTTGCCTGCCTTGCAACAATCTTTCCAAGTCGGAATATGATTTCATCCTGCTTTTCAACAATATCCGAATATATCTCCAGCAGTTCTAAAAAATCATCATCATCCATTTAGTAAATCACCTCCTTGGGGTTGTGTGTAAATACCAACTCACCCAGAATTTTATCTTTCAATTCTTTGCAGTTGCATTTATCCATAAGTGCAATGTAACTCTGCACCGTCTGGTTTGCCTCCTCAAAGCTTATTTCATAATTTCTGTATTTCTCCTTGACATCCTTTAAATGTCGTTTCATTCTCAAACTTGTACTTTTTCTAATCCTCACTTGTCCTGGGCGTATCTGAAATCCTACAAATTCCATTCCCTGTGACACAGGGCGGATTGCTGTCTTACTGTTCAATCGTAATTTCAGTTCATCGCCGAGAAAGTCTGTAAATTCCTTTTTGTATCTGTGTAAATCCTCTTTGTTAGCGGAAAGTACAATCACATCATCCATATATCTTATGTAGTAATGTATTCCCATACTTCTCTTAGCCAACTGATCCATTGCATCAAGGTACATGTTTCCATGCATATGTGAAAGTCCCCCACCGATTGTTATACCAACATCCCACAACATTTCATCATCTGGGATATCCATAGGGTTTTTCACCCCCAACGGCAGACCGAAGGCCTTTGAAGCCTCACAGATGTAATGCTCCATAATCCTAACAGCCTTCCTGTCCCCAACCTTCCTTTTAATAATTTTCATAAGGATTTCATGGTCAATACGATAGAAGAATTTTTCAACGTCCATTTTTAGGTAGTACCACTTATCACCGCTTTCACTCACATAGTCCACCCAGTCCGACAGCCTATACATTGCATTGAGCTGTCCCCTTTCTTTAACGCAGGAATATGAGTCCTCGATAAAGCCTTTACATATTAAAGGATTTAGCACGTTGTACACTGCCCTGTGTATTACCTTGGTTGTATAATCAGAGCATATTATCTTTCGTAGTTTTGGTTCGTAAACATAAAATGAACGATACGTGTCAGGCGGGAAATTTAAGCTTTTCATTGAGTCAACAATATAATGCAAGTTGTCTTCATATTCTCCCCAGAATACAAGTGATTCTTTGTCAGAGCGACTGCCAGCTCTAACATCACGTTCCGCTTGGAGAACATTGTCAAACGAAGCTATTTTATCATAAACATTTTTTATGGACACATTATCCCTCCATTGTAATTATTTTCAGTCATTGCAGATTTCGATTATTTCTACTCTCGGCATTCCGCATCCAAAGGAACCATCACAGTAATTAACTTAGACAATACCTTGTTTTTTTGCTAGAGCAATGGAAATAGAATCCTTTACACCTCAGTACTGACCGTATACCCATTAGGTCTACGGCATCTGACAATAAGGTAGAGCGGAGCGGAAGCCGATGTTGCCGTTGGCGTTAGAGCGGGGATTGTTCAGATTGACGTAGAAGACGCCGGCGTTAGCCCCGTTGTTCCAGTTGCCACCGCAGATCGGCAGACGCAGTATCCTACTCCCTACTTCGTTTGGCTTTTTATCCAGCCTCCAACCATGCGCCCTATCTCCACTACCTGACTGGACCAGATTTCATATTTTTTATTTGGCAGAAAGCCTAAATTATGCGAAAGACGAATGTATGCTTTCAACTTTTCCAATTCCACATCAAGTTCCTGCAAAGTTGTTTTCTTATAATACTTCTTATTGGCTTCAATAATCCTTTCAAGTATCAAATCCATACACCTTTTAATATCCACCACAAGGGCGAATTTTTCACCTTTGGGAAATTGTGCAAGTGCTATATAAGCATAATCCATCATATCAAAAACCTTCTGCAATATTTTCAATTCTTCCATTTAGTCCACCCGTATCGCATTTTCATTCATACTATCACTTTCCGTCACTTTGTAATTTTTTTTGTTAGAAAATATCGTATTCCGTTATTCTCTGTAAAAAGAGGCTACTATCGTAGCCTCTATCAGAGTACAGTGCAACAGATTACAGATTACAAAAAGCGGAGCGGAAGCCGATGCTGCCGCCGGCGCCAGAGCGGGGATTGTTCAGACCGA